AAGAATAATGACTATAAACATTAAGAAACTAGAAGAGATACTTAATGATAACCTATCAATTAATAAGAGAGGGTTATTAATTACGATCCTTCTTTTGAAAGACAGTAAGCCAGAATTTACTTTAGCTAAGTTAAAGTCAACGATTAAGATAAAAGATTATTATCAAGATCTTATTGAACTTCATCAAGTTGGATTAATAGTATGGAGTGGATATGAAGCTGCAAAGAAAAGTCTGCTTAAGAAGTTAGATGATCCTAAGGTAGAGGAAGTAATTGCATTTATGAATAAATTGTATAAGAGAAATTTTAAACATGATTCATTATATGCTACAAAAGAATTAAGAGTAAGATTAACTGAAAGCTCAGTTGAAGATATATTAAAGGTAGTAGCAAATAGATATGCGGAATGGAAGGATGATGCAGTAATGGAAAAGCACTTGAATCCAACAACAATATTTAGACCTAGTAAATTTGATAAGTATTTAGAAGAAGCCTTGAGAACTAAAAGTGGTCAGTCATTTGTGTCTGCCAAAGAATTAAATTTAGAACAAGGAGTTGAATTTGAATATGAAATGATTAATGATATTTTAGAAAAAGATATATATAGTATTAAGACTTATGATTTAGATAACACTGGAAACAGAATAACAAATGGAATGTCTAGTAAAGTATATGGAAGTGATTTGATTAAAATGTTAAAGAACTCTCAGAATAGAATTGAAAGAGGAGATGTAAAAGAGTTTGAATATATATACCAAGAACAATAAAACTATGATTTTAGAACAAAAAGTTAGTTTCTTTAAGACTACAAAAAATACAGAAGTGTTAGGTAACTTCCCAATTGGTAAAGCATTAGACTATATCAAAGAAGGAAAGTATAAGGCACAGATTGATAAAGTAAGAGCAGGTGATAAGAGTGTTAAGACTCAATTACCAACTGTTGCAATGCATGGTGTATTTAGTAATGAAAGAAAGAAAGATCAATTTATAGAAGCATCAGGACTTATCATATTAGATATTGATGATGTAGATGTAGATAGATTAGAAGAAATCAAAGAAGAAATAATGTCTGATTCTGATTCTGTATTAGCGGCAATGGTTAGTCCTTCAGGAAATGGAATTAAGATATTATATTATGTCAGCCAGGAATTAGTCACTGCTGATAACTATCGTCAGATAGGTAAACAATTAGTACAAGACTTTATGATGTATGGAAACGTAGATTATTTAAGTACTACAGATTGTTTAATTATGACTTACGATCCAAAGATTCTAATTAACGAAGATGCAGTACCAGCATTCTTGCATATACAAACTGCAGAAGCTATCTCATCCGAATTAGAACCTAAGGATTCAACTAGAGAACTTTGGGATGATGCTGAAGAATTCTTTGAAACAGTACTAGCAAACAATATAGAAGAAAAAGTGAATAACAATTTTCACTATATTCAAGTTGCAGTATTAGATTTAAAGAAGTTTGGATTTGAACATCCTAAAGATGATCTTACTTTTGTAATTGATTTTGCAGAATCATGCTTCAAGAGATCAGCGGACAATAAAACGCGATTCTTGGAAGTAGTAGAACTTGCAAAGTCATATCCACAAACTCAGTGGGCTTATAAAGCAAAAAGAGAACAGGCAGTCGAAGTTGAAGAATACGTTGATTATTCTGAAATGTACGACACAGATGCTATTGAAGAGGATGCAACTGAAGAAGAAGAGAGTGGCTTAATTAATTATGATACACTTTATGATAAGGTAGTAGAAGTAATTAAAGAAGGTGATAGAGTAGGATTCGAAACATCACATAAAGCATTTTCAGATATCTTTAGATTCAAAGGAAGTGGAATCCTAACTGTAACAGGAATACCTGGACATGGGAAGACTGAATTTGTAGATAGTTGTATACTTGATTTAGCACGTTTACATGGACACGAATCAATCATCTGTGGATTTGAACAAACACCTGAAGAACATATTATTAAATTATCAAGAAAACTAATTGGAGCAGATGTAACTTGTACTACTTGGTTCAATGATTCTAATATGCCTAAATTAACACAAGCGTATAGATTCATTACAAGTAAGATAAAACATATCAATTCTGATAAGTGTGGAGGAAACATTATTGAGATCTTAGATATTGCAGCACAACAGATCGCTGAGTCAAGAGCTAATGGTGGAGATCCAAAGTACCTAGTAATTGATCCTTTTAATATGTTATCGATTAAAGGTAAGTTTAATGGACACGAAAAGATAGAAGAGATCTTAAGAAGAATAACATCATTCTCTCATCAAATGAAAGTGCTTTGCATATTAGTTGCACACCCTTTTAAAATGAGAAAAGATGAGAAGACGGGACTTTATGAAGTACCAGATTTTTATTCTGTAAAAGGATCTTCTGCATTCTTTGAAATGTCATACCACGGATTAGTTGTTTACAGATCTCCAGGACAAGTTATGGTTAGGATCCTAAAGGTGAAACAAAATAACTTAGGACGAGCAGGAGCTGAAGCATACTTTGACTACGAAAGAGGACCAGGACGTTATATACCGAAAGATGAAGAAGGAAACGAATTGGGAGGAGATCATAGATCAAAAGATTGGTTGGAAGAAGCAATTAATAAATAAGATATGAAAAATAGGAAGAACGAATTACCAATGCATCAATTTGGAATAATACTTTTAATGTTGCTTGCAGGTATTCAAATAATAATAAACTAAAAATAAAAAGATGGCTTTAAATACTTTACATAAAAAAAGAAAAGGAATACATAGTAAGAATGCTTCTAAAGGACAGAACGCATATAAGAAACCTAATAGAGGACAAGGTACTAATAAATAAGATGATGGAAAATGAGCAACAGTTACCTGATGCTAGAATGCATCAAATAATTTCATTCATTAAGTCTGGAATTAGGATAGTAGGATATTTCTTCATACCTTTCAACTTAGTAATAGCTACAGTACTTTTAGTACTTAGTGAATTAGTAGGAATAGTAGAAGAATTAGTATAAACAAATAATAGTATAAAAATAAATAAGATGAGCTTAAATGAATTAGTAGAGATGAACAATATGTTCACACCAGAAGAGTTAGTAGAGATCATGAATATGGAAGTGGCTTTTGCAGAAGTAAAAGTAGATGAGGATTTAGTTACTGATTTCATTTCAATAGCAGGATATTCTGAAGAAGAAGCATATGCAGCAGCAGAGTCAGTTTCTAAGTATGATGATTTATTTTAAAAATAAATTAAAAAAAGGTTGTGAGATCAATAAAGGTAGAGTATCTTTAGAGCATCAAACAAATATAAACCTTAAAAAATAAAAATTATGTCAAGTAACAAACAAAGAATCTGGAACAACGAAGAATTAACAATCGCTTATTATGTATCTAAATATGGTACGTTAAATGGATTGAACATGAGAAAAGATGAAATAGTAAACTATGTAATAGGGAACACTTCTGAACGCTCATTCGATATGCAAGTAGCAAACTTTAATTACTTATTAGGAATTGGAGAATCTCAATACACAGATTATTCTAAAGCAATGGTTGAAGTTGTAGAAGAATTAAAGAACAAAACTGTTACTCAAGTTAGAGAAATTATTATGAACTATGCGATATCAATTGATGAGCAAATAGCAATTAATAAAACTAACTTTAAAAACACTGAAGTAAAAGATAAGACTCAACTGCTTAACGAAGAACTTAATAGAGTTTACGAAGCAAAGTTAGATGCAATAGCTAGAAGTGGAAGAAGACTAAGACCAATTAATAACAACAAAAGATAATTATAATTATGAAGAAGAAAGAAGAAGTACAAGAAGTACAAGAGGTAGTATTGGCTACAATGCCAGTAGTCTTAGTGAATGCAGTATTACAATATTTAGCTACTAAACCTTATAGTGAGGTTGCTGAATTAGTAAACAAGATTCAAAGTGATGTAAAAATTAACGAATAAAATATCTATTATGACAACAATTATTTTAACAGTATTAGCAGTACTAGTATTAGGAGCTGCTTCGATTGACATTATCAAAGGTATCAAAGGAAACCTAGTGTCAATCCTTAAGAATGATTTATCTAATGACTATACGAGATGGAGTCCAAGTGACATTGCAATTGCAGGTTATATCGGAATCTTTGTATCGAATGAGGTTAGAGTAAATAATTACTTCCAATCTTTAATCTATGCAGTACTTTCAAGAAGTAAGAGAGCAGTTGATGAAAAGGTAAGAAGAATCTCTACAGTAGGATCTGAGAAATCAGATGCATCAGTAGCAGATCAAGACATAGCATACCTTCTAGCAAACTATGAAGTAGAAGATGCTAAGGTTAATTTCTTAAATGATCTTTACACAGCAGGAGCTACTGTAAAGCAAGTGAAAGAGATTAATGCATACTTATAGTTTTAAACTATAAACAACAGTACGATTACATAAATAATAACATTAAAACCAACTGCCCGATGGAGAACAATGAAATAGAAATGAAAGCTAAAGGAGTAACTAAAGTCTATAAAGATATAGTTACCAAAGCTGGAAACAACAAGAATGTTTCTTCAACACAGATTGGACAACAAATGTTATTCGATGAAGCCTTAAGGATCTTTCCTGAGGTATTAGATTGGATCAATAATACTAGTGCTAATATGCACAGAACAAAATTGAAGGAGTATTTCTCAAGTGATGAGATTTTGCTTGAGAAAATTACTCAGACTCTTTTGTTCTTGTCAGGCCAAGTTTATTATGGAGAAGATCAAGAAAAAGGTCTTAGATCTAAATCCAGACACAAGAATGTTGCAGGACTTTGTAAAAGAGTTATGCCAGAATTGGAGTTTGAGAATACATTTAGATTTCTAGAGATCGTTATAGAAGCATCTCAATACTATACAGTAGCTAAAGAGAATGCTCACAAAGGAGATACCTACAACGTAAAAATGAATTACGTATCTACATTAAGTGATGTGATACTAGAGAAACTTGCAGAGAAGGCTTTAAAAGCATTCTATCCAATGCCAATGACTGAGAAGCCATTAGATTGGGTAATCAATGCAGAGAACGAGGCTGTAGGAGGATACGACGATGCTGAGGGAGGATATAAGACTCATCAGTTTAGATTGATAAGACAAGATCAAAAATTAGTAGACTATTCTAAAATATCAAAAGATGTATTAGAATCTATTAATTACATTCAATCTACTGCATGGGTAGTTAATAAGCCTATGCTAGAGATTGTTGAAAGAGATTTAAAGATTCCAATAAGAGAAGATTTTATTAAATTAGAATATCCTGACCATACAGAATGTAAGTATGATCTAGATTTAAAAGATGAAGAAGTATTAAAGACTTTAGATAAAAAACTTGTAAATGAATTAATCATTACAAGAAGCCAATACCAAGATCAGATTCAATTGTATAGGGCTGAAGCATCAGACTATGAAAGTGAACTAGGAAAGTATAGAGCAATTAAATTAGCTTTAAGTATTGCACGAACATATAAGGATGAGGAAGTAGTTTACTTTCCACACTCATTTGATTTTAGAGGAAGAGTTTATCCACTCCCAATTGGATTAAGTCCTCAAGGATCAGATGCAGTGAAATCCTTATTAATATATAAGAATGGTGAAGTACTTAGTAGGAACGGTGCTGAGTGGGGATTTGCTTATTTAGCTTCATTATATGGTGAAGACAAATTAGACTTCGCAGAACGTGTTAAAATGGGTATGAGTCTTATAAATGCAGATTATAAAGAAGCTGATGAGCCATACCAATTCTTAGCACATCAATTATTACTTATAGAAGTAGTTGCAGATCCATCAATAGAATTCAAAGGTAGAATACATTTAGATGCATGTAATAGTGGATCACAATTTACTTCAGCTATCACAGGAGATCTTTCTGGATGCTTAGCTACAAATGTAATTCCAACCATAGCTGATGATGGATCACAGATAAGAAAAGATGCATACCTATTAGTATCTGAGAAGGCTTTAGAGTTATGTCAGAAGAAGATAAATGCAGCAGGAGATAAGAAGACTAAACAAATGTTTGAATTCTTTAAAAAGCTTCTAGTGAACAATGGAAGAAAGATATGTAAGGTACCTGTAATGGTATCTAACTATGGAGGAACAATGGGTGGTCGTACTGAGATCCTTTGGAATATGTTTAGAGAATTAAAGGTAGAACGTAAATGGATAACTAAAAAAGTTGCTGCACAGTTTAGTAAGCTAATAGGAGATTCAATTACAGGAACGCTTAAAGGTGGAAAGGCTTTTGAAACTTATATACACAAGATGAATAATCTAGTAGCTAAGAACAATACTCCAATAGTATGGACTACAAGTGATGGATTTAGAGTTGTTCATGTTAAGACTAAAGAATTAAAAGCTAAACAAGTTACAGTAATGCTTCCAGGAGCTAGAAAATCTACAGTTATCATCAAGAGGCAATTCGGAGATAATGTTTCAATTCCTAAGATGAAGAGTGCTATTAGTCCTAACTATATACATTCATTAGATGCAGAGCTACTTAGAAGAGTTGCTTTACGAATGAAGAAAGAAGGCATAGTAGATTCAGATTGGATACATGATTCATTTGGAAGCCATCCAAACAATGTTGAATTAATGTTAGACATTACAAAAGAAGAATTCGGTGATTTAGTTTTAAGAGATCCACTACAAGTATTGGATCAAGAGCTAAGAGATCAAATGGTTTTAGATGATAAGACTCTAGATCAATTAGCTGACACTAAGATGCCAAGGTTAGAAGAATTTGAAACGAAGGACATCGAAAGTGTATGGACTTCAGATTGGTTCTTCAGTTAACAACACAGTATACGTTATCGGGCAGGTGACGTTTTTAAATTAGACTCTACAGAGATGTAGGGTCTTTTTTTTTGACCATTAAAAAGTGTTTGTAAAAACACAACTCTCCACACAATTTTTGTTGACAATAGCGTGATTCTACACTGTAGAATTCAAAGTGTTTGCAAAAAGACAACTCTCCTCACAACTT